ATAGGATAATCCCTATTATATCGAAGTTATCCACAGCCCCTATATCTTGTGTCATGCATAGTCCCAGACCCTATGCAAGAACTGCATACCCACATCTTGTGTCAAGTAATTAATTCATACTACATCTTGTGTGCAACTACAGGTTGTGCTTGGCGGCTCGCGGGCCCACCCTCCCCACCCACCCACCACCTAAACAACACAACCTTACTTGCTTGCTATACGTGCAGCAAAGCTACACGTTACGCTTCGCAAGAAAAGGTAGCGCAAGACTCAGCTGTCTACGACAGCTTCGCTGCGCTCACGTGGTACCGATAGAGGTACCACGTGGATTTGTAAAATCGAAAGATTACGTATAGGCAATTACCTATATAGTCTAGGGTACCTAGACTATATACCCTATATAGTAAGTTTTGTATGGTCATATCCCTCAAAATCATTATAAGTTTAAAATAAACATGTAAAAAAATTTTACAAAAATTTTTCGTATGCCAAAACAATATACTCTAGAGGACCTGGATAAGCTGCCTCCCAACATAAGGGATAAGGCTAAAAAATTATTAAGTGGAATAGCTGAAGAAGATAAGAAAGAAAAAGCTCAAGAAAATTTTTTAAATTTTACCAAACACATATGGCCTGAATTTATAGAAGGCTACCACCATAAAATTATTGCAGACAAATTTGATAAGTTAGCTAGAGGTGAAATAAAAAGATTAATTGTAAATATGCCACCCAGACATACAAAGTCTGAATTTGCATCTACACTATTACCTGCTTGGATGATTGGCAGGGAACCTAAGTTAAAAATTATCCAAACAACTCACACAGGAGAACTTGCAGTTCGTTTTGGTCGTAAGGCTAAAACATTAATTGATTCTCCAGAGTACCAAGAAATATTTCAAACAAGACTAAGAGAAGATTCCCAAGCTGCCGGTAGGTGGGAAACAGCACAAGGCGGCGAGTATTTTGCTGCGGGGGTCGGTGGAGCAATCACCGGACGGGGTGCTGACCTATTAATAATTGACGATCCACACTCGGAGCAAGACGCTATGAATATGTCTGCTCTAGAGAGAGCATATGAATGGTACACATCAGGACCAAGACAACGTTTACAACCAGGAGGAAAAATTGTTTGTGTAATGACAAGATGGAACACAAAAGATCTAACTGGAATTTTATTGAAAAATCAATCTGAACCTAAATCAGATCAATGGGACATTGTAGAGTTTCCGGCAATTCTGCCGAGTGGTAAACCTGTATGGCCGGAATATTGGAAGCTTGATGAGCTGGAATCAGTTAAAGCTTCATTATCACTCGGTAAATGGAATGCACAGTGGATGCAAAACCCAACTTCAGAAGAAGGTGCAATTCTAAAAAGAGAGTGGTGGAAGAATTGGGACAAGGAACATATACCAAGACTCGAACATGTTATTCAAAGTTATGATACTGCTTTTATGAAAAAAGAAACTGCTGACTATTCTGCGATTACTACATGGGGAATATTTCGTGAAACTGAAGAAGGTCCTCCACAAATGTTATTGCTGGATGCAATCAAAGAAAGATATGAATTTCCAGAACTACGTCGTATCGCAAAAGAACAATATGATTATTGGCAACCAGAAACTGTATTAGTTGAGGCTAAAGCATCTGGTCTACCTTTAACTTATGAGCTTCGTAATATGGGAATACCCGTTGTAAATTTCACACCATCAAGAGGTAACGACAAACACACTAGAGTTAATTCTGTTGCACCTTTATTTGAAAGTGGTAATATATGGGCTCCTACGGATAAACAGTTTGCTCAAGAGGTAATCGAAGAGTGCGCTGCGTTTCCTTACGGAGATCATGATGACTTGGTGGATAGTACCACGCAAGCTGTAATGCGTTTTAGACAAGGTGGTTTATTAGAGCACCCTGAAGATTATCAGGATGAAAAAAAACCATATAAAAAATATAAATATTATTGGTAAATATGAAAACAGATAACGCACCTCAAGATTTAGATCCTAGAGAAAAAGAATTATTGTTTGGCATTTATAATAGAATGCAAGATATCAGAGAAAATTATACTGGTGAGAATTTAAAGAAAGCCCCTAGTTCCCTGACACTGGATTCAAGCGACAAGCAACCAGCGATTAAAGTTGCTGAGATTCCAAGATCAGAAATGGATAACTTTAATACACCAGACTTGGATCAAGGAGCAGATTCTATTTTAAGACCAGGAGAAACTCTAGATGACTTTGACGTAACTTTTAGAAAACCCAATGCAGCAGGTGGTATTGCTAGTTTAATGTCTAAGATATGATCAAAAAATTAACTACAGGAGCACCCCCTAAATCAGGTCCTAACCCACAAGGCTTGAATATTAATTATAATACTGTTAAGACAGTGAAACAGGAGAAAATAAATGGCAGAAATAGACAAGTCTCTACCAAACGTAGAACAAACTATAGAAATACCTAGTCCCGATGAAATCGATGTAGCAATCGAAGAAGACAACGCTACACAAGAAGACGGTTCTCCTGAACTACAGGAAAACGAAGATGGCTCAGTTGATATAAATTTTGAACCAGGTGCAGTTAACCCTGGAGAAGATGAAGGACACTTTGCAAACTTAGCTGAACTTTTACCTGAAGATGTATTATCACCACTAGGACATGAACTATATGAAAACTATAGTGACTATAAAAGTTCAAGAAAAGATTGGGAGCAGTCTTATATTAAAGGTTTAGATCTTTTAGGATTTAAGTATGAAGAAACTACAGAACCTTTTAAAGGAGCAAGCGGTGCAACACACCCAGTATTAGCAGAAGCAATCACACAATTTCAAGCGCAAGCTTATAAAGAATTATTACCAGCAGATGGTCCAGTTAGAACACAGATGATGGGACTACCTACACCGGATAAAGAAGCTCAATCAGTAAGAGTTAAAGATTATATGAATTATCAAATTATGTCTGAGATGAAAGAGTACGAAGCAGAGTTTGATCAGATGTTATTTTATTTACCACTAACAGGATCTGCATTTAAAAAAGTTTATTTTGATGAAGTAATGAATAGAACTGTTTCTAAGTTTGTGCCTGCCGATGATTTAGTAGTGCCTTACACTGCAACATCATTAGATGATGCGGACACAATTATACATGTTGTTAAAATGTCAGAAAATGATTTACGTAAACAACAAGTTGCAGGTTTTTATAGAGACGTAGAATTATCTCCAGCAGGATCAAGTGAATCTGACACTGAAAAAAAAGAACGTGAGTTAGAAGGAAGATCAAAAGGCAGAGAACAAAATATTTACACATTATTAGAATGCCATGTAGATTTAGACTTAGAAGGATTTGAAGATATTAATCCAGAAGATCAAGAGCCTACAGGAATTAAACTTCCATACATTGTGACTATAGAAGAAGGGTCACGTGATGTTTTATCTATTAGAAGAAATTATGAAATAGGTGATGCTAAGAAAAATAAAATAGATCACTTTGTACATTTTAAATTTTTACCAGGTTTAGGTTTTTATGGTTTTGGATTAATTCACATGATTGGTGGATTGTCACGTACTGCAACTATGGCCTTAAGATCATTACTTGATGCAGCAACTTTATCTAACATGCCTGCAGGATTTAAAATGCGTGGTATTAGAATTAAAGACGAAGCACAGCCCATTCAACCTGGAGAGTTTAAAGATGTTGATGCACCTGGTGGAAGTATTAGAGATGCGTTTATGCCTTTACCATTTAAAGAACCATCAGCTACATTATTAAATTTAATGGGTACAGTTGTTCAAGCAGGTCAAAGATTTGCAGCTATTGCTGATACGCAAGTTGGTGATGGTAACCAAGGAGCTGCAGTTGGTACAACTGTTGCACTTCTAGAACGTGGTTCTCGTGTAATGTCTGCAGTACATAAAAGATTATATGCTGCAATGAAAAAAGAATTTAATTTAATGGCAAGAGTTTTTAAACTTTACCTACCTGAAGTTTATCCTTACGATGTTGTAGGTGGTCAAAGACAAATTATGAAAACTGATTTTGATGACCGAGTAGATATATTGCCAGTTGCCGATCCGAACATTTTTTCACAAACTCAACGGATATCTTTAGCTCAAACAGAAATGCAGCTGGCAGCCTCTAACCCTCAACTACATAATCAGTATGAAGTGTTTAGAAATATGTATGAAGCACTTGGAGTAAAAGACATAGATTTAATTTTAAAAAAACCAGAACAACCAACACCAAAAGATCCTGCATTAGAACATATAGATGCATTAGCTGGAAAAAATTTTCAAGCATTCCCTGGACAGGACCACAAAGCACATATTACAGCCCATTTAAATTTTATGGCAACTAATATGGTAAAAAATGCACCTATGATAGCTGCTGCTATTGAGAAAAATTGTTTAGAACATATTTCATTAATGGGACAAGAGCAGATTGAACTAGAATTTAGAGAAGAAATAAAACAATTACAACAAATGATGCAAGCAATGCAGAATCCACAGATGATGCAGCAAAATCCTAACCTACAAAACCAAATTCAAATGATGCAACAAAAAATTGAAGCAAGAAAAGCTGTTTTAATTGCAGAAATGATGGAAGAATTTAGTAAAGAAGAAAAAAGAATTACTGGAGACTTTGGTAATGACCCAATCGCACAATTAAGAGCAAGAGAATTAGATTTACAGGCTCAAGAAAACCAAAGAAGAGAAAAAGAAGGTGAGGAACGACTAAATCTTGATAAAATGAAAGCTTTAATGAGTGATCAGAACCAGGATGAGAAGTTACAACAGAATGAAGAGCTTGCAAACCTTCGTGCAGAGACTTCTCTTGAAAAAACAATGCTTCAAAGCGCATTAAAAGAAGATAGGGGTAATTAATATGTGGTTTAGTGCAATAAAACTAGCCGTTTCGGCAGGATCAAAAATTTACGCTAACAAACAGAAGACGAAGATAGCTATGTCAGATGCACAGCTTATGCATGCATCAAAAATGGCCGCTGGGACTGAAGCCTACCAGGGAAAATTACTAGAAGCCCGTCAATCAGATTGGAAGGACGAGGCAGTTTTGATAATTTTGTCGTTGCCAATAGCAATTCTGGCCTGGGCAGTCGTAAGTGACGATCCAACCGCTATGGACAAGGTAAAATTGTTCTTTGAGATGTTCTCGGAGCTTCCTAAATGGTTTACTAATTTATGGATACTTGTAGTAGCATCTATTTATGGTATAAAAGGAACACAAATATTTAAAAACGGAGGCAAAAAATAATGGCTAAAAGATTCGGAATGGGTGAAAAAAGAAGTACAACTTCTACAACAGAAAAAGTTGATACACCTAAGAAAAAAAACTTTATTCAAAAATTAAGAGCAAAAATTTTACCTACGTTTGGTGAGCAGTTTGATAAAGCAAAAAAAGATAATAAAAAAACTTTTACATCTACTAGAGATGATACTA